ATGTTTACAAGAAGAATGTCGAAGAGATCAGGAAAAAGCCGTGTGATAGAGAAGAAGTATATATTCTTGAGTAGGGGCTTTGCCCCCTACTCTTTTATTTTTAGGAATTTCAATAATGGAAACTCCGTAAGTCCTGAACTCCATAATGGAGCAGGCAGGAGAAGGAGGAAAAATGAAGGAACTAAGGTTTAGTGAACAGTACATTATAAAACACGGGTGGAGTGTTGATTTAGAAGATATTGGCGATATCTCCTTGCCAGAATCTATCTATTGGGACGAGGAGGATGAGCATTTTATGGCAATAGTTACTTATTCATATAGAGGGTGGGAATTTTCTGATTGTGAACTGTATGTAAAACCAGAGATTGATAATTTGGGTAAAATCGAATATGCGGAAGATGTGTTTGATAAGCACTGGGAAGACTGGACCATCTCTCCATCGAGGCAAACAGCGGTTTCGAGGCGGGGGGAGAAAGGGGCGCTGCTAGGAACCAATTTTGAAGAGTTTGAGACGTAGAGAAGGTTAATTCCTAATTCAGGATAAGGCAGCAAATTGCCTTATCCTGAATTAAATATTTTGAAATTGGGGTGAGGAAAGATGATATATTTAAGTACCAAGGAGGTGTCGGAAATGCTTGCAATAGGACAGGAATCCTTGAGGCAATTACTCAGGGAAGGTAAGATTAAGGGAGTTAAGGTAGGTGGGAAGTGGAAAATTAGGGAAAGCGACGTAAAAGATATTGCAGAAGGTGTTAAGAATTGGATAAATTGGCACAAGGAAGAACTTTAAGAACTTATAAAGGGGTGATATGTGATGACCAAAAAGATGAAATTGATTTTTGATAATTGCAAGCTTACTGAAACTGTGACTATTTTGGGGGGCGGTAACTATGAAAACTAATCTTACCATTACTGTTGATAGCGAGCTAAAAAAAAGAATTAAAGCTTACTGTGAGTTGAAAGGGTTTACAGTGAGTGATATCGTGTCTAATTTTTTTTGGTCACTGCTGGAGGACAAAGAGTTCGAAGAAGCATTTCTTCAAAAAGGCTTTAGTAGTCCGCTCAAGCAGTGGAATGATGCTTTCAGCATGCTTAAAAAGGAGACATTTAGTGAACTAAAGATGTTGTTTGATAAGAACGAAATGTCTCTTATGATCGATGCGCTTAATGGATTTATTTATGTTGCTGAGGTTAATCCAAGAGATGCACTACTATCGGAAATTATGGATGCAATTAAGTACCAGAAACTTGATGAGAAGTGGGGTGTGGATAAAGATAGGTTACTATCTAAACTTGCTTCACTTTCGTCCTTTCAGGCTTTTGTGTTGTTACAGGCTATTACTAAATTCTGGGAGGGGGAAGGTAGAGCAGAACTAGAAGAGATCGTGGGTGAGTAGTTAATTTAATATATTAACTCATTTATACACTGGCCTGATTAGTCAGGCCAGCATTTTTATTTGTATCTCATCTCTAATATGTTGCATGTCAAAATTGGGAACCTTTTGGGAACCCTCCGGGAACCTTTTGGGAACCTTCCGGGAACCTTTTGGGAACCCTCCGGGAACCTTTTGGGAACCAAAAGTGCAATTTTTTTGATAAAAATGTGTATAATAATAATAGAATGGAGTATAAGGTCAGGTTGACAACCTGACCTTTTTTTATTTGGGAGGATATTTTGGGAAAAAGAGTCTCTTCAGAAACTATAGATATTCTTGAGAAACTGGTTAGTAAATATCCGCCATACAAAATAGAATATCTTGAATCTGAACTTGAGGATGGTGCTTATGAGAATATTCTTGATGACGTCTCTATGGAAGAGAGGATTATAGGTCAAGAATATCTAAGAGATGTTTTGTCAAACGCAATAAGATCGCTTAATGATAAAGAGCAGAAGGTTATTTATATGATTTTCTGGGAAGGTAAAAATCAGGTGGAAGTTGCTAGAGAGCTTGGGCTTAATGTTTGGGATGTGTCTAGGATTTGTGACCGTGCTTTAAGCAAAATGAAGGACATCGTATATAGGGAACAAAAGATTGGAGAATAACTATGTATAAGAGGCTAGATAAGAGAGCATTACAGGAACTTATCGATATTGGACTTTGGCATGATATTATCAATAATAATGAGAATTTTAGGAGCTTATTTATTCCTGACGACTTTTCTAGATANCTCACATCTCGTAAAAGAGTAGTAGATGATGATTTTAGATGGGTTTTTGATGATTCTGATATTAGAGTTGAGGATATAGATAGCATAGAACGCACAATTGATAGGGATCTTAGAGTACTGATAGACGCTCTAGAAGAAGACGGTTTCATTATTAGTTTAGGACATTTGTAAAAATGAGTAAACCTTTTTTCCCTAACAAAATAGCTTTGGTGGGTTACGCATATAGCGGAAAGTCATCTACGGCGAAGGAAATATCTTATAGATATGGACACAAAATTATAAGTCTCGCAACTCCGATTAAAGAAGTAGACTGGGCTTTTAGCTTCTTGGGTATACCAGCTGAAAATAAGGCGAAAAAGAGAAAGTTGTATCATGTTCTCGGGATATGGGCAAGGAACCAGAATCCACGTTTCTTTATTGAACTTCTAGAAAAGAGACATTGGAAAGAAATATATGACGAAGACGAGAAAGTAGTTATCGACGACTGTAGATTTGTGAATGAAGCTATATTTTTTGCTCTAAATAATTTTACTCTTATTTATGTCGATTGTCCCAAAGACGTACTATACAAACGAGCGTTTGAGAATGGAGAAGACCCTGACGAGCTTTATAGCTACGAGAGTGAGCAGGAGATAGAAGAGATTATTAAAACTTTTAATCTTATCAAGGTTTCTGGAGTTGAGAACGTAAAAGTTGCGGTTGATAACTTAGAGAGCAAAATAAGGGGTTTGTAGTTTGAAGTATATCCCTGTTGAGCTATCACAGGACTTAGATAAAGCTTATATTGTTCCCTTGTCAGATTTACATATTGGTGACAAAAGATTTAACTGTAAGAAATTAAAAGGCTATTTAGATTGGATTAAAGAAAATGATGCTCTTATAATCTTGAATGGAGACATCCTGACTGCTGATATAAAGAACTCAATTGGAAACATTTACGAAACTGAGATGAAACCTCAGGAACAGCTTGATTATGCAATAGAACTCTTTAAACCGCTTTCTGATAGAATTATTGGGATTGTAGAAGGTAATCATGAGGCTAGGATTAGCAGAGAGGTTGGAATAGATGTTACTAAAATTTTAGCTACTAGTCTTGGGAGATCGGATTTTTATGATCCCGACAGCGTTTTGCTACATGTTAGGTTAGGTAAAGATAAATTCGGCAAAAAAATAGGCTACTCTATTTATAGTATTCACGGCTGGAGCAATGGTAGAAAGGCGGGTTCAAAATTAAATGCAATACAGGAACTTAGAAATATTGTAGTAGCTGACTGCTATATTGCTAGTCATACTCACACGCAAGGAGCAATCGTAGAAAGGATAATTGTTCCAGATGTTAGGAACAGAAAACTGCTAGAAGTTAAACAAACGTTTGTAAGCGCTGGTAGTTTTCTAGATTATGGTGGTTACTCTGAGAGAAGAGGAATGCCAGTCGCAAAACTCGGTTCTCCTCGAATAAGGCTTGATGGTACGAGAAAAGATTTACATGTATCGATATAGTGGGGCGGTAGTTTCGACCATCGTCTGGTGTATAGGCGATTGGTACACGGGGATAACAACCCGTCCGCTCCACCAGTTTTAAAATTGAGGTGGATATGATGAAGAAAAAAGTTCTATTTGTACAGTATTTAGATCATGCTTTGTTCTCTAGAGAAGAACTGGATAGAGGACCAGTTCAGGTTGCAACAGTTGGTATGCTAGCGGATGAAGATGAGGATGCTTTATTTTTGGATTTGAATCTATGGGAGAATGGAGACTCTGACACTATGGTAATACTTAAACCAACAATTCAAAAGATAGAGGAGCTAGGAGAAGTGATGATTGGATTTGATTTATAGCTATGAAATTCCGGATGATTTTGTAAATAAGGTTATTTGTGGGGATTGTTTAGAGGTATTGAAGGAAATACCAGACAACTCAGTCGATGCTGTTATTACTGATCCTCCGTATATGATATCAAGTTCAGTAAAGATAAGGCGTCAGAGAAATCCAATAAAATTCGACAAACAATGGAAATTTAAAGGCAGAGATATCGACTATAACTTTGGAAATTGGGATATTTTTGAAAGTATGACCGACTATTTAAAATTTACCGAGCAATGGTTTAAAGAATGCGCTAGAGTTCTAAGAAAAGGTGGTCATATTATCAGCTTTTTTGATAAACATAAACTAACTTACTTAGTCCACTGGGCCGAAGAACTAAATGTTAAGACCCGACAATGTTTATTCTGGATTAAATCTAATCCAGTGCCACAGGCAAGAAAAGTGTCTTTTATGTCGGCAGTGGAAATGTGTTATTGGGGAACAAAAGAAACCACAGAGAGGAAATTTGCTACTTTTAATTACCAGCTTGGTCAGCATCCAGACTATATAGTTGCACCGATTTGTTTAGGAAAAGAAAGGTATAAGTTTGGTTTTCATCCCACTCAGAAGCCAGAGGTTGTACTTGAATGGATAATAAGCTATCTAACTAATGAGAATGATATCGTTCTTGACCCGTTTGCTGGCTCTGGAACTACAGGAGTAGTTTGTGCAAAACTAAACAGAAGATATATTTTGATAGAAAAGGAAGAAAAGTATTGTAAAATTGCTGAAGCAAGAATTAAGGCAATCTCAGGTAGATTAGGGTTGAGTTATGAGAAGACAAATTAATTGGGAAGAAATAAGAGATAAATATGTTTATGGCATAGAGAAAGATGGCAAGTTAGAGTTTCCAACAATAGATGACTTATCTAAAGAATATAGAATTAGTCGAGGGAAAATAGGAGAACGTTCTTCTAGAGAAGGCTGGGTAAAAGCAAGGGAACGATACCTAAATGAAAGGGGAACAAAACGGGAACAAAAAATAATAGAATCCATTTCTGATAGGATAGCAGAGTTCGACACAAGTATTTTTAATGGCATAGATAGACTTGCCCAAAAGATTATAGAGAGAATTGATGCGTTGACGCCTGAAAAAGCGAGGACTTTTGATTTTGTAAACCTGGCGAACGCATTAAAGCAAGTAAAAGAAATTGAAAATTCTATATTAGGCAAGGAAGGAACATTAGGAGGAGAATCCACTAAAGTTTATATTATCCCGAAGGAAGCGATTCCCGATGATTGGTAAAGAAGAAAGAATAAACCTGGCTAAAGATATGAACGAGGCTTATTATGATTTTTGGCGAAGTAAAGCAAGGGAGCTTATTGCCTGGGGAGGTGCGGGTTCTGGCAAAAGCTATGCTGCAGCACAGAAAATAATCCTCTGGCTAATTAGGAAGACCAATAAAAAGATATTGGTTATCAGAAAAACGTACCCTGCATTAAAGAGAACCTGTCTTGAGTTAATAGAAAAACTTTTAAATGAGTACGGAATTAAATACGAAATAAACAGAACAGATTTAGTTATAACTTGCAATAAAAACAAAGTCATTTTTCTCTCCCTTGATGACCCAGAGAAGATTAAAAGTATCACTGATGTTGTTGATTTGATTTGGATAGAAGAACCCACCGAGCTTACAGAGGAGGAATATGAACAGGTAAGGTTAAGATTGAGAGGCAAGAAACTAATGCCTGGCGAGTATAGACAAATTATTCTGACATTTAATCCAATCGATGCAAATCATTGGATAAAGAAACGATTCTTTGACACTATTCAGGAAGACGTTGGAATATATAAGTTTACTTACAAAGACAATAAATTCATCGATCCTGAATATGTTAAGGTTCTAGAGGACTTGAAGAATAAGGACGAAAACTTTTATAGGGTTTATTGTCTCGGTGAGTGGGGATCCACTGGGGATCTTGTGTATACAAACTGGGTAGTAGAAAATTTCGACCCACACACTATGAATTTTGATGAGGTTGTAGCTGGGCTTGACTTTGGCTATAACAATCCCTGTGCTTACGTATTAATAGGACTAAAAGATCAGGAGCCATTTATAATCGATGAGATATATCAGAGGCAACTTATGACGAGTGAACTTGCAAAACTTATTAAAGAGAAGAATGCGGAGTATAATGTAAATCCGAGCATCTACTGTGACACATCAGATCCTGACAGAATAGAAGAATTACATAGAGCGGAACTAAAAGTATATCCTGCGGAAAAAGATGTTATGAGAGGTATAAGCATAGTAAGACAGTACAAGCTACATATCCATCCAAACTGTGTGAATACAATCAAAGAGATTCGTGGCTATGCGTTTAAAAAGGACAAAAATGGTAATACTTTAGAGGAACCAGTAAAATTTAATGATCATGCTATGGATAGCATCAGATATTGTTTGGCATCTATTATGTCAAAAAGGAGTCCTGGGCTAGTATGGCTATAATAGATAAAATTTTGAAAAAATTTGGGTATACGAAAGTAGAGAAGAAATCGTATGTCCAGACCATAACATATAGTGATCCGTTTATTGCTTATAAAAAACCAGAATCAATCTCTGACTATATAGATGTATACAAGACGCATCCATTAATAAGGGCCATAGTTGACAAGGTAGCAAAGGCTGTAGCTGGAATACCTTTCGAGATATATAAAAAGAATGAGAGAGGGGAATATGAAAAAGTAAATGAACATCCGCTAGTCGATCTATTTTATGCTGTAAATGACTATATGACAAGCTTTGACTTTTGGGAACAGCTAACTGTATCTCTCGAAGTGACCGGAAATTTTTTGTGCGAGATTGAATTAGATAATAATAGAAGACCTATAGCTTTACACCCAATGCGAACAGATCTTGTAGATATAATACCGGATCCGGAAAAGCGTGTCAAGGCTTACAAATATACAGTTAATGGGCGGTCAATTATCATTCCCGCCGAAAATGTAATGCATATATACTACTACGACCCATCTAACCCACTATGGGGGTTGTCACCACTATCAAGCTTAGCACTAACACTTGTTACGGACTTTTATGCTAGAGCATATAATAAACGATTCTTTGAGAATGATGCATCTGTTCCAGCTGTTCTGGAGACAGACGAATATCTGGATCCAGAACAAGTAGAACTTATATCACGGATGTGGAAGTCATCGCATCAGGGAGCTGATAAAGCACATAGTATTGCTGTTCTATATGGAGGACTTAAATACAAAGAAACTGGGACTAGACCAAAAGATACTGAATTCTTGTCATTAATAAAACTAGATAGAGAGGAGATATGTGCAGTGCTTGGAGTTCCTCCAGCTGTCGTTGGGCTTTTTGAATATGCTAACTATGCAAATTCCGAAGCGCAGATACGTATGTTCTGGCAAGATAAGATAACTCCACTGCTTAGAAAAATAGAACAAATGATAACA